GCACCGCCAACCCAATAGCGGTCCGGGCCTGCCGCTGCCCCGATACGTGGGCCGATTGGCGACATTGCGTCTAATATTTGAAAGCCGCCATCCATTTTCTATATTAGATGCTCCGGAGTTTTGCGCGGATTTCTTCAAGCTTGGTTTCGGCTGTTTTTGCATCGGCTTCAGCGCGGACCTTGGCAGATTCAAGACTGGCAACATCTTCAATCAGCGCCTTCTTTTTGCTTTCAAGCGTCAAGACGGCTGATTTAGCTGTTTGCGTTACTTGCTCGGCTGCATCCTTAGCATCCTGTTCAATAACCAGCGCCTTTTCTTTAGCGTCAAAAATAGCCTTGTCTGCCTTGGCTTGTGCATCGGACAAAATGGCCTTGGCTTTTTCATTGGCGTTTTCGTTCTTAGCCAGCTCTTTTTTCAAGGCTTCGTTTTTTTGCGCAAGGTCTTTTTCCGCTTGCGCCATGCCTTCCAGCTCCGCAAGAGCTGTGCGGCAGTTTTCAGCCGAAATCTTGTCATTCAGCATTGATGTTATAATTTTTTTAAGTTCGCTCATTTTTAGGACGCCTTCATTGCTTCGATGTGAACATTAACAGCGGGCGATGTGCCGCCTGTGACTTTTGGCCTAATCCAGCGTGGGTTTTGCAAAATTTGCGCACCCGATGCGGATGTAAATGCAAGGTTGGTTTCGGTTGTGTCGGTCAAGATAAACCAATCAGTGTCGCTTGCAAGGTTAGGTGAGCGCAGGCATGAGCCGTATAGCGTGACCGTTGCGCCAGAACCAAAGTTCCCCAAAACCTGCACGCATTTGTCATTATACTGTGAGCGGCGGTATGGCTCGCCATATTGGTTGGTTGTTATACCAATCCACTGAATATTCTGAGCGTCGCCCTCAAGGAGAGATGAGATTGTAATTGTCATTTTCGATTCCTTTTATTGATTGCAATTCGTGTCAATTGGCTGGGGATGACATAGACAGTCATAAACCCGCGCGTGTTCTATAGTTTTAACCCACTCCGGGCGGGTTATAAGGCAAAAATCATTCCCTGATGCCGTAACGCTTGCGCAGCTTGGCATCAAGAGAAGGGTCGGAACGAAGCACAGCGTCATTAGCCTTTTTGACAGTTTCAATGGTTTCCGCGTCGCTCTTTCGCTTTTCATCGTCCCGCCCCCTCTTAAATTGCTCACGCCCCCACGCCCAAAGCAAGGAAAGGAATGCCCCGATACTGGAAAACGCAAACAATATCTTAGTTAAAATTCCGCTCATTTATTCAGTTTGCTGTAATCCAAAGCGACTTTGCTCTCGACTACCCGCTCATAAGTTGCCTTGACGCCCTCAGCTTCAATCTGCTGTGGAATGCCTTCATTATAAGCCGCGCCGAATGTTCCGACTGTTACCAGAAATAACCAAAAAGCCATTTTTTATTCTCCGTCAATAAGTTTTGCACAATAGGCTTTAGCGACTTCTTTGTCGGTAAAGATTTTAAAAGCCTCACCAGCGTCAGTGGCATAGCCTAGAAAGAAAGAGCCAGCGGCGATAATAAGGCCAGCAATAACAGGTACTAGTTTTTTCATGAAAACTCCTATAAGATGTACGCGATTTTAACACAAAATTTACAAAAATCCAAGATATTAACTTGTGGCCTCAAAGTGCATTGCATCCGGCCTTAGCCAATGACCGCCCCACTTCCAGCCCTCATCTTCAAATATGTCAACAACCTTTAAGGGCATCATTAATTCGGCGTCATCGTTTGTGTGATGCTTGCGCCCTAAACGGTTATATTGCGGCGATAAATCAATTGCAGCGCCCCATGAATGAATGCTGAGTTTATTTGACCCGCGCATAGTGCGGAATGTATATCCGCCGCCGCATCTATCAAGCTGATATTTCATAATGTCCTCAATCGTCATTACCTTGGATATATTAGCCAGAATCCGGTTTAAAGACCGAGCGCATTTGCGATGCAGGGATATGGTTTTAACGGGCTGTAGTGACCATGACCAGATCATCGGGTAAGCCGGAACAATCCGCACGATGTTTTCATTAAACCAATGAACATCGGCCACGCCATCAAGATTGATGTCAGGATTTCCGTAATACTCATTCATGTGTTTTGGGTCTGGGCTTGGCCACATGATTATTCACCTTCCGTTTTTTTAAGCTCTCTTTCAATCAGTGACGCATATCCTACAATATCATGCCATGAATCCACATGGTTTGGATCGCCGTATAAGATTCTTGAAATCTTTGTGGCAATCATCTCTAAAGCCTCACGCTGGTCTACCCGCATCCGGTTCCAGTTTGGCGAGTTCTTAATGGCTGTTTTAAGGTTCTGGGCGATTTGCGATTGCTCAAGAAATGAGCCGCCGTAGATTTTGCCGCGCTCTTTGAGTGTGTCTTCAATCATATTCGGCTTCCAATTCAAACATGGGTTTAGCAAGTATACCCTCTATACGGCCTTTGTAAATTGTAATTAAAACAATACCCCACCACCATCCGTTAGCGTTGTGTTTTGCGTAATCTTTAACCAATCCCCATGGCAGGGAACACCCCACGCCCACGGCTGTGACGCGCTCATGATTGCCAAGCTTGGTAGCCCCGGCGATATTCAAACGGTGTGTGTGGCCGTAAACAACGCAGCGCCTACTGTCGTTTGCTATTCGCTGGCTGGCGGTTTTTCCTGCGATTGCTTTGCCGCCCTCGTGTTTCGGGGCGTGTACAAAATCAACGCCCATATAATTATGATAAACGCCAAACGGAGAATGACCCCAGCCGTAAAAATCAAGCAGGCCAGTAAACTTGTTTGTATAAGTTCCATAGCTCGCCGGATTAAGGTTTTCATACAGCCACAACCTTTCATCATGATTTCCTAATGTAACGTGCTTATGCGGGTCGTTTTCTGGGAAATAGTTTTCATGAAACACCTTGAAAGCTTCAGCCACGGCCTCAATATCTTGATCGATTGAGTACTGGCTTTTTGCTGCATGAGAGCCTTTTTCTATCCATCGGGTGATACTGTCAAAGTCCCCCAGATCGCCAATGTGAATGATGGCATCGGGCTGCATATCGGTTAAATATCGGCCAATCCAAAGCGGAACTTTAGATTTAACGCCGGGTGAATAGTGCGCATCACCAATAACGCAGACCATGTACGGGGTATCATCCCATTCGTCTTGACTTGCTGCGTCAGCTATATTAGAGATTCTTAATGGCTCGTGTGTGGGCTTGTAGTACGGGGCGGGGGCTGGAGGGACGTAGGCGCTTTTTGCGTTATACGAGCCGCCCCCCTCTTTTTCTAGCCTATTGCGAAACGTGGTAAGCGGTATATTATTGGCTCTTGCTGCGGCCCTTATCGAGCCATGTTTTAAGACTTCATCGCTATATCTCATGCCCTTTTCCCAAAACTCCGGTGATTTTCCCTACGTCACGCAGTAAAACATCAAGTTTGGTGTTGATTTGCTCTATATTTTTGGCGGTGTGAGTTGCGTTCTTTTCGATGGATATAATCTCCGCGTTGTGCCGCGCTAGTGTTTCTTTCATGTCCTGCGCCTCGCTTTGCAACTTGCTGAATTTCTCGTCTACCCGCCTGCGGTCAAGCCAATCCAGAACCGCCGCGACTAAGCCGACAAAACCCGCCCCGCCGCTTGCTGTTACTATGTCCGGGTCAATTTCTATCATGTCAGTTTGAAAGCCTTGATTGTTAGCGTCCACGATGCGTTTGTAATGGGAAACGCATCACCGTTTGTTTTGTTCATGACGGTTAAAGATTTCGTAGCGCTGCCGATTTTGTAATAAATATTCGTTGCGTCGAATTGCAGCATAATACCCCGGTTCTGCGTATCGCCGGGATCGTTGCCAGCCGGGTTAATAAACACAGTGTTTCCAACTGAATACCCGCCCTCAGCTGACGTGCATGTAATGAAGGCTTGAACAAAATCAGGGTTTGCGCCCAAGCTGTGTGCTAGTGTGCCGGAGCCTGCCGCCGCTATCGTGAGAGCCGTTGACGTGTATGGCAGAACAACCGCTGCAACCGATGTATCGACATAAGCCTTGACGCTTTGCTGGGTTGGCGCTCTTGTGGCGCTATCACTGGCCATGTTATCTTCATCAAGCAAGGTCGTTGCAACGACATTTAATGCCGTGGCATAAGAAAGCGCGTCTGATGAGCTTGTATCCAAAAACAGCACTTTATCATCATTTACTGGCGTTTGCAGGGTTGCGCCGCTGATGGTTCCAGTCGGCCCTTGAGCGCCCAGATCGCCTGTTCTGCTCATTTGCAAATAACAGAAATCGTTATCGGTAAATGTGCCGCTGCCGCTGACATAAGTGACCGTGGCCTGTAGCCATCCTGTGTTGTCTGCAATCGCTGATATGTTAAACACGGCAAATGTTTGAGCCTCACCGTATTTTGTGATTTTAACCTGTCCCTTAACTGGGCTTGTGCTCGCGGTAATCGATAAGATTGCGGCGGATACGTTCGGATTTCCAGATTCAGCGCTTGACGCATCAAAAGCAATAGCCGTAGCGCTTGCAATTGTGGCGTTATTAAAGCGAAAT